TTACTTCTAAGAACACTTGCATTCTTATAATCATTCCAATACTCACTATATGTTTCACGTGGAATAGCTGCCCACTGTTTCATATAAGGATTAAAATGAAATACCCAATCAGTGAGGTATTCTAATGAATTAGTTGGGTAATCTTGTTCGTAGTCTTGGTAAACTTCTTGTGCCATATTTTTAGTTTTTAATTAACCATTTTGGTGTTCCATAATTTCTTAAATCATCTATATTTTTAAAAGGTTTTCCAAGATCCATTCCAAAGAATGGCATCTTTGTTCCTTTCTTATATAAATCTTCATCATGTATAAGGTTGATGTCTATAAAATCATCATCATATAAAAGACTTGGTGGAAATAGTCCTAGTATATAAAAAGTTTTAGGACATACATCATCCATTGTAATTATAATCTGAGGATATCTATATTCTTTTTGTTTATCCTCTGGCATTTTATTATACATCTCATCAGGTATGTAATTGATCAAAGGAGGATTACACATCCTATGAGTTTTAGTACCATACCATAAATTCAAAGGTTCTAAGTCTGGACGGTTTTTATCAAATCCAAATTTAGGATCTAGATTTACAAATTGCTCTCCTAATAAATGTCCTAAAGCAGCTTCCCCTAAATGACCATGCTTACTTCTACAGTTAAGCTGATTGATATCTTTAGTAAAATGTTCTATAGATCTTTTATCTTTAGTCCACTTATCAGAAAATTCTATAATAAAGTTATATAAGCTATCAGGCAATATAACTTTAATAGCTTTTTCTAAAGCTAATTCTAGTCTTTTTTGGTATTCTTTTTTAGTATTTATTTCTTTCATTATTGGTCGTAGGCTAAATTCTGCCCACCACGTACAGTGGACTGTTGTTCTTCCATTAAATCTCTATACACTCCTTTAAATGATTGACGTACACCATCAAACTCTTTAGCTATTTTTAAAAGAGATGTGGCTGATCCATCCCTACCAAATGTAGGTTGTTCTGTTGCCAACACTCTAGCTAAATTATCTAATGTTATCTTGATTCCCATATAAGCTCTATATGTAGGAGTTTGATACATCTTCTCACATTGTTTCATGGCTACCATTAACAGTTCTTCATCTGTGCTAAACTCTGCATCTATTTCTTTTAAAATTATATCTTCCTTGTCTGTCTCCGGTACATCAAAGAATGGATTGAGATCAGGATTGGGACATGTCATATAAAACAAATATGCATACATCTTTAAATGATCTTCTGGAAATTCATCCATTATATCCTTAAGAAACTTAAGGGTGTAACAGTGTTCACTTGGAATCACCTTACCATTTAATACATCAAATAATCTAATCATTTTTTAATTTTATATATATGTCACTATTTACTGGTAGTGCTAATGAATTATGATGATACATTATTTTACCATCATTAGAAAAACCAGTGATAATTAAAACTTCATCTATATCTACATTTGCTAATACTTTATTACCAAGTTTATCTTGTACAATTTTAATCTTATCTCCTATTTTTAATTCATCATTCATTTTTTTAAATCTAATGTTTCATTATGATGTATTCTTATTTGATCACTTCTATAATGTCTCACTATACCTCCATCACATAACACTACACACCATATATCATTTTCAAATGTTCCACCATTTGATACATATATAGCATAACCTTCTTTATTAGCTTCTACTATTACAGGTATTGGATTTTTAAATTCTAACATTATTGTCTTTTTGTTTTACTCCAGTTTGATTTATCTACCCCACTCATTTGGTCAGGAGCTGTTTTAGTTCCTATCAATTTATCTTGATGCATTGTACTATATATTCCTGATACAATAGCTTCTCTTTGAAGTTCATCTCTATGTACAAGTCCTGTTCTATCTTTAGATTGATATTTAAATACAACAACATTTTTAGGAAGGGTTCCTTCTTTAAACTGTTGTATAAGTTCAATCATTGTGTAAAGTCTTTCTTCTGGCTTTTCCATTAGTGTTTAGCTTTAAGATTGTGACGGTTGTCTTCCAACCAATGTATCATTGCAATAGCTTCTGCCTTTAAATAAGGTAGATCGTAAGGGATGATGTCTTTTAATATAGGATTACCCTGATTGTCTAAAGCTGTAATAGGATTATCATACTGATCTCTATCAGCTTCTTCAAACATAATATGATGAATTGTAAGAGTGCCAGGTTTAAGTTTAGGATTGTGCTTAAGAATAATGTACATATACATACTAAGCTGTAAAGCATAGTGCATTAAATGACAATCGTCTAAATGAGCTACAGGAGGAGCCATCTTTTGAGAAATGCCATCCCAACTTGTAAATCCTTCTGTTTTAATTTCTTTATTAGTTTTGTAATCAGTGATGTGCACTTGTCCATTCACCACTTCTACTAAATCAGACTGACCACATATACCAGCAGATTTAAGATAGACCATGTGTTCAGGATAGACACCATCTTTAAGCTTTTGTTCAGGAGAATATTTAACTCCTTCTTTTTCAATTGGCTTAAGAACAGGAACTGTTACACCATGTCTTTCTATTGTTTCCAGTCCACATATATCAGCTTCACGTTGATTATGATACCATGTACCAAGATCTGTAGCTCGTTTAGCCTCAGCTTTCCAAGCTTCTTTAATATCCGATGGTGTCATACCATACCATTTACTCTTCTTATTTTTAGAAGACTTAATAGCAATACTATCAGCATCAAATGGTTTCTTAAAGTTACTTATAAAGCTGGTGACACTTAACCAATCTATATCATCTTCACTACGATATTTATGGTCATGTGCTGTAAATTTTAATATACTCATAGTCCTAGTTTTTGATTTAATTGGTCTTCCTCTTCTTCTGTTAGTTCAGCTTTCCATTTACCTAATGGACATTCAGAAGATAAAGCTCTTGTCTTTAAAGACAGACTACACCCACATCCCCCTTTATCTTGATTACAACAAGGCTGGGTTCCTGATACAAAACATCCTTCACCTTTATCATCATAAAGATCACAAGCTATACAAACAGCCATTCTTTGTTCTGCTATTTCCTCTACATCTTCTCTTTTAAATATGCTATTTGTTATCCCCTCCACTATCTGACCCTTGCTTTTCCATATTTTTATTATGTTTTCTTTTAGACTCATGCTTATGAAATTTAATAAAATCTTTACGTTGGTTTTCTTCTTCTATAAGTTTCTTAATGTTCTTTAAATCATACAATGTTTCAGCTGTTTTAAATCTAGCTGTCATTTGCTGCATTCCTTTTTGTTTATTACTCTCTTCCCATTTTTCTAAAGCTTCTATTTTTTCATCCACCTTCCAATGCTTAATAGTAAAATCCCCAAGATTTGTAAGATGAATACGTTGATGCTTTAAAGAAGACAAGCTTTTTCTAATCTCTTGCCAGTATGTTAATACAACATCCTTAACAATTTCTTCTGATATATTTAAATCAGAAGCTACATTAGGAATAAAATCTTTTGCTTTTTTAGGATGCAACAGAAAGTATTTTAATGTTTAAAAGAATATTTCCAAACACTTGTATTTTCATTTCAGGGTTTAATGCAATCTTCTTTTTATTTTTCCCTTCCTTTATAATAAGGCTTTTCTTCTCTGCTTTAGTAACAGAATTACGAGCACTTTGAGGTGAAGAAAAAATCTTTTTATCATGCACTTTAGAACAGAAAGATGTAAGTTCCTGTTCTCCTTCTAAAGCAAGATAGGTGAGGCAGTTTAGATCTGCCTCACTCACTTGTATTTTAGAGATGTAACAGTGTGTAACTATCTGGTATTTAATAATATCCCAGGTGGTCATCACTGCCTTCTTTTCAATTTGGTTAACAACAGCCATAATTAAGCTTGTTCTTTTTTAAGTTTTCTTGATTTTGGTGCTTCTTGATTTAACATTTCTACACCAACAGGAATTAACACTTCATCCCCAACTTTAACACCAGCTTCTACCAACTCAGGATTAGCATCAATGTCTTCCTGTGTTACAGTGTGAGGCTGTGTTTGTTGTTGTGCTTGAGGGTTAGTCATCTGAGCTACAAACTGTAAAGCTTTTAATTCTTCAGCTCTTGCTACAGCTAGCTTAGTGTTAAGTTCTTGTAATTCAAATTGAATTTTCTTTACATCAATTTGTTCTTGAAAAAACTTAATAAGTTCTTCTTTGGTTGGAGCTTGTTGTTCCTTAATTTGTTCTGACATTTTATTTGGTTTTTTGGTTTAAATAATTCCGTTACGTTTAGCTATAGGATGTCCCATATTCTCAAATCCTTTTCTAATAGATATGAGAATAATCCTTGTAACTTTTTTTAATGGTTTCTTTTTTATCTTTTTAGTTTTCATAATTCAAGATCATCGTCATCAATAATATCCATTTGATGTTTATAGTCTTTCCAGATTTTTAAAAAATCCCTATACTTAGTATCTATTATATATGTATCTCCACTAGACATAAATAGTGTAGTGCATTTAAATGTAAATGAATCTGATTCATCTGATGACATTTTAATAGCATCTATAAGGGAAACATCTACAGCAAATGGAAGCCATTTACCTTCATCATCAGCAGATTTGCCTAAGATGTCTTGTAAATCTGGAGGGGTACTGTGACAATACACTTTACATTCGTAAATCATTAGACATTGGTTTTAGGTTTATAAGAACGTTGGTATTCTGTATATGCAATATATGCACTTCTATTGTTAGCTTTAACCATTTGGTTAGCTATCATTCTTTCTACAATTCCATCTCTAACGTCAATAACAGGAACTTGTGATTCCTGCCCCCATCTGTTAATAGATGTTCTGTAATGAGAAAATTTTTCTGGTGTGTTAGTTGGTTGGTTCATAATATAATATACTTAATAAGTTTAAACTTACCAAATTTATAACTATATTATTTATGTTATAAAAAAAGATATTCACATGATGTGGGTGCTATCCCTTATACTCGTAGTCTAATATCTTACCTACTAAGTCTGATCTATGGTTGTGCTTAAGCTTCACCCACTTAATTTCTTCTGTAAACTTCTTAGCTAAATCTATTGCATAAGACAATCCATTATAAGGATCTTTAATATCCTTCTGTTCATTATCTCCATTGACTATAATCTTACCTGTCTTACCTAATCTAGTGAGAATAGCTAACATCTGGTGCTTGGTCATATTCTGTGCCTCCTCTACAATAAGAACATCATCAATAGTTTTACCTCTTATAAACTGTATAGTGCATCCTATAATTCTACCATTATTCACCATGTCAGTAGTCTTAGCTGACTCTTGACATTTATTAAGATTATCCACTAAGGCTTCTATATAGGGATTGAACTTCTCATCAAGCCCCCCTGGTAAAAATCCTAAAGATTGCCCCACCTCTACAGTGGCTCTAGTAACAAATATCTTCTCACATTCTTTCTTATTAAGAAAATCTAAAGCAGCTACAGCAGACACTAAACTTTTACCACAACCTGCCCTACCTGTAATAACTACTATCTGATTCTCACGTATAAGTCTTTTAGTTTCTTTCTGCTCCTCATTCAATGTCACCTTATACTTAATTTCTTGTTTACGTTCTCTGTTGGTTTCTTTCATATATATTAATTTATGGACATGGTTTAATTAAACATGTGGGGAAAAATTCAAAGTAGTTTCCAGTGGGAGGACAATAAGCAGCTATATTACTTCCTGCTATAGGATGACAACATTCATCTGTCACATAATAATATTTAATCTTTTGAAAATATCCAGCTGGTTTAGAAGGCTGTATACATAACCCATCTTCATTAGGACATATTCTCTCCAACTCAAACCACCTACCATTATTAGGCTTACTCTTAGTGTATACTAAAGACCCACTAACTGGATGACCCTTCCTATCTATTTTGACATAATATCTCATATACAATACAATATACAAAATACCCCCCACATTTCCTAGTACAGAATTTTACCCCCCTTTACCAAATGTTCTGTGTTAGAAGATCTGATGACCTCCTAACCAACTGCTCCCCCACTTACTTTCGGGACACTAAAACCCCCTACATTCATATGGTATATTTCGTGAAAACAACAGACAACGGCATCATTGTAGCCGAAAAAGCAATTGGTACAAAAACTGTAACCATTGCAGGTGTAACTAGAGAAGTGAACACCCAAGGTGGTAAACTCGGCTTTGTGGCTTGGAAAAGTGCAAAGGCTGAATTGGAAGTGGTAGCAGGTGAGAAACTACCTTTCTCTATCACTGATAAGGTGGTAAAGAGAAAAGACGGCACCGTAATGGATAACTTGTATTGGTGCAACCCTGATTAATTTCAGGGAAACCATTGCTGGGACCTGCAGATTACATGCAGGTTCCACTTGTTACCTGTTACCGTCAACTGACTGAGCACTATCTACACCAACCTGTTAGGTAAACTACATAACTCATTGATAATGTGTGAGTTAGTGTGGTTGACAGACAGCATCAGTCCTTTTCTTCATTCATTTACAAACCTGTCAGCTAACCAAAAAGTTGCGGATAGGATGGCTATAACTAATTATTCATTCAAAACAAACAACTCATGACCTACTTAATAAAAGACAACGTTGCACACTTCTACAACAGAGAAAACGTGGAAGCTAATGTTCCTAACTGCAAAGTATTACACACCAACAGTTGGGTTGAACTATTAACTACGAAGGTAGTTGGAAAGGTAGTTAACATACCGTTCCCTCTTAATGATGAATTCAAGAGCCTGTAATAGGGCTCTTCTTGTTTAATGCACCAATTCCACTTCCCAAGGGTGGACAGATGTAATATACTACCTCTATACTGGGTACTATCTGGGGCGTAGACGTCAGATTATATTACATCTGAGTGCAGAGGGGACAAACTCCTGGGAGAGAATAATCATCAACTGTAGTAAATATGCACGTTTAGGTTATTCTCTCTACAAGTTTTAAATAATTATTC